AATAAAGATTTAACTTTCAATCCTGTTGTATCTCCCCAAGTCACCTTCTTAATTTTGTCTCCGTCTTTAACAAAGACATAAAACTTTTTAGGTCCACCTCTTTTAGGTTTATTCAGAGGAGGGTTCTTTTCCTCTTCTGCAATCGGTATATCTAAAGGCACACTTTGCTCTTCGTATATACCAAACTCACCTATATCAGTTGATAGTAATTCTCTATCCCAAGCGCTATCAACTTCTAATAGACCTTCTTTGAACAAATCTCTTGCCTCTCTAAACAAGGCATAAAATTCTTCACTATGAATACGATAGATATTATTTGCTAGAGGTATGTTATTCTCTATGTGATAATGCAACGACTTTGTTATCTTTTGTGCGTAATCACTAAATCTTAGCATACTCTTTAAACGATTGTACTTTTAACCGTTCCTCCATCTTTTTCACAGCCTCATCAATCTCTTTTTGATACTCTTCTCCGTATCGTTTCTTATATTTATCAATAGTCTCACTTGAAGCGGCCCACTCTTTTATATCATTTGTGGTAATCTTCTCTGGTGCTTGTTCAGCACGCTTCTTACTATCTACTGGTTTCTCACTTGGCGTCTCTCCAGGTGTCATTTCTTTAGTATGATTAGCATAATCAGCACCTATTTCGTATGCTTCTTTGCCGTACATTTTATCAAATTTTTTAGTATGTTTAGACGGTTTAGTCTTTGCGTCTTTATCTCCTGGCGCAGCTTTGTAATCACTATCTTTATCACTCTTTTTATACTTTTGTTTAGAAAAGAAATCTGCTCTTTTATCTTTGTCTTTCTTCTTCAAATCTTTATAATATTTTTTAGGTTGTGTACCTTTTTTATCTTTTACATCTTTATCTTCTGGTCCTTTTTTACCATACGCTTCTTTTAGTTTCATATCTAGCTCTTTCTCGGACATAGCCTCAAAGCCAAAGTCTACATTTAAATCGTGTTCGTGTATTCTAACTTCGTCTATCTGTGGTGTAGGAACACAATCCCATATCCAACATTTGTGTAAGTTAGAATTGTTATCTTCTAATACAATGTAATTAGTTCCTCTTCTTACTACTTTACCAGAAACATCTTGTCTTTGGTCTTCTACTATATCGTCTTGTTTAAATAATTGTTCTCTTATGTAAAGGTCTCTTACCTGCCATTGAGTAAAGTTTTCAATAGAAGATATAGGTTTCATAGTACCTAATCCGTGAGATTGCATATTCGCCGCTATGTTCATACCTTTTCTAACTAGACCAAACAACTTCTGTTTATCTCTAAATGAAGTTGGTAAACCTCTTTGAAAAGATTTAAAATCATCTTTTGCGGCTGCGTCTCTCATCTTACTTGCTGACATACCTGTTGCACCTTCAGCGTCTGGATCTCTTTCACCAGCACTTACAACATTAATTTTGTCAAACTCGTAATCAGTACCTCTTGCCTTTACGCCGTTATATCTGTTTAATAGAGTTTCAAACTCTCTTACTCGGTCGCTTCCTACGACCATTGTTATTTCATTTGCTTTACCATTTAATTTGTTGATAACTTCTATCGCTGTTCTAGCGCCAGGTATTTGTTTTATCTTACTAGCATATCTAGGAAACATTGACTTCATAACTGAAATTTTATCAGCAAGTTTTAATGGATTCTTTTTACTATCAAAAGAACCACTAGGTACTATAATAAAATCATTTGCACCCACACTCGCAACTTTATTAATAAGTTTTTCGTGTCCTATTGTTGGTGGATTAAATCTACCAAAGGTAAATGCAATATGTTTTTTAGGTCTTCCTACTGCTTCTTTTAAACTATCTATTTCTTTATCTGTTATATTACCGTCATCTAAAATATCTTTACACTTCTTATAGAATTTTAAGTAATGGTATTTTTCTAACATTTTATAGATAACATTTTTAGGTAGTTTGTGTTTCTTACCAAACTCTCTAATTTCTTCTGGCGACATATCACTTTGAAATGCGTCTTGTCTATCTTGTATAACTTGGTCGCCTGTATCAATGATAGATTGTATACTATCTTCAATCTCATCTAATTTGTTTCTTATCATAGATTGTAGATTGTCAACATCATCATTTGATAAATCTCTTAATTCTTTATAATCAATTATATCTCTTACCAGTTCTCCTTTGACAACATCTAACTCCATAACTTTCTTACCGAAGTCGTCCATATATTTTTCTTTGTCAAATTGTTCTTTCTCTGGTCTTCTGATAAATTTATTATTCTGTACATCAAATACGCCATCTGCCATACTATCATTTTTCTCTTTGACAGCAGGGTCAACTATTACAAAATAGTTGATTGGGTGTTTTGTACCTGGTATTAATTTACCATTTACATCTTTTAAATTCTTTCTTAATGCTTCTAACGCAGCTTCTCTTTCACTTTCAGGTACATCAAATAATATATTAATATCTAAATCTGCGTCATCACGGTATCTCTTTGTTAAGATAGAACCTATTAATGAATACTTTTTGATTGGGTGATATTCTGCAAATTGTTTTAGTTGAGCGTCTATCATATCTCTAACAACTTGTTTTAGTTTAGGATTGTTTGTATCTGCATTGTCAAACACTCCTGGTGCATATCTCTTTCTAGGAATATCTATTATTGATTCCTTGACATCATCAACTATCTTCTTCTTCTTTTTAAGAAGTTCTTTTACATAGTTTCTATAATATGCGTTTTGAAAATTATCTGGCATTTTGTCTCTTTAATCGTAGTTCGTTTTCTATCCACTTTTTTGCTACATAATTTTGTACAGGAACATTAATTAATCTCCTTACTTGTTTATATACTTTTAATAGTTCATCTTCTTTTGCGTCATTGTTATCAACGACTATCATATTTCTCATACCAAACATATTTTGAAACTTACCGATATTATTTTGAACGGTGTTCCAACTTTTTCTTGTTATATCTTCAGGCACGCTTCTAGTTCTAACTCTATTTCTTTGTAATGCAACTTCTAAACTAGTGTTTACAAATACCATATAAGTGTCATAACCTAACATCTGTAGCATACTTCTTTGTCTATTAATTACATTATAATCTCTACCTGTTGCGTCTATAACTAAACCTAAACGACCTCTAATATATCTGTCCATTTGGTCGCCTGTAATTTGTTTTGCTCTTTGTCTTAATGGGTCTCTAGCACTTGCTTCACTATCAGGCATTTTTAGTGATAGACCTGCTTTTTGTAAATATCTTTCAAATCTTATATCGGAGTTAACCATCTTTAAACCCATACCACCAGTTGCTCTGTTGGTTACATAAGTCTTACCAGAACCAGGACCACCTGCAAGAAAAAATGCTTTAAATATTCCTGGGTCGTAAACACCTTCTTGTATTATTTGTTTAAATTGTTTCATACTTTTATAATATCTTTTCTTTCTACTCTTTTATTAGAAACATAATTTTTACCGTGCCATTTAATTTCATATTCAGGTTCTTTTCTAGTACCATAAGGTTTTATTATAGCAAAAATTTCTCCTACTCCCATTGCTTTTTCACCTTTAATTTTAACTTTATCTCCAACATTATATCCTTTATAACCTGTATAAATTTCTAGCATTATTTCTTTAAATTGTTTCATACTTTGTATAGAGTATACTTTAATGTTAACTCTTCTCCTTTTTTAATATCTTTTAATGTTTGTAAATAGTATTTACCATCTACTTCTATCTTCTGACAATTAGGTTTATCACTATGATTTAAGAAACCACCTAAAGGTGTTCTATAAATTTCTCTACCTAGACTTAAATGTGATATTCCTAAGTCTGTCATCTTATCAATATTTTCTACTGCGAATATACCAAAACCTTCTATTGGTGATAATTTAATAGTTAAGTTATCTGGTAAAGGTCTATATTTCATTTTGTATTTCCTTTATAATATCTTTCGCAATATCACCAGGTTCTTTTCCTTGTGCTTTAATACTAATAAAGCCTGGTTTTGTTTTGAAGTAATCAATCGCTGGACCTGTTTCTTTTTTGTACAAGGCAATTCTATCAGATATAATATCTGGTTTATCATCAGCTCTTCCTCTCTTTGTTAATCTTTTAATTACTTCTTCTTTATCTACATCTAAAAATACAACAACATCATAACCGATACCAAACTTTTCCATATCTCTTACTTGTTGCATATATCTAGGATATCCATCTAATACATATCCTTTTGTTGCACTTGCAACTTCTTTTCTAATTAGTTTTAAAACTATATCGTTAGGTGCAAACTTACCTTGGTCTAATAAGTTCTTAATCTTTTGACCATCAGGACCACCTTTGTCAATTTCTTTTCTTAATAAACCACCTGGGTATATATGTTTAATACCAAAGTGTCTTATAATGTATTCAGAATAGGTTGACTTACCTGAACCAGGCCCACCCATAATAACTACACGAACCATCTTCGCTTCTTTTAGAAAATTGACAAATGTTTGTACCATATATTATCCTATTAAAAACATTATTAGAATACCTATTGCCAATCCTTCTAACCACGCTAGATAAACTGACTTAACAGGATTAGTTCTAATAAAATTAAATTTCCAATCTATAACTTCTCTTAAAAATTTTTTCATTACTTTTTATCCTTCCAGGCTTCAGGACATATCTTTTTCATTGCTTCAATAATTTCTTCTATTGTATATGTCATTATCCTTTTACCCAATCTTTAGCGATAGTAAAGTTTGCTCTACTAAACTCTAATCTATCTACTAACTTAACTACATTTCCTATCTTATCTGTCGCAACAAATCCTTCAGGTGCGGTAACTCTATAACCACTATCGGTTCTAATAAAGTGACCAACACTTTGTATTTGTGCTAACTTTTGCAATATTGTATTCTTTGCCGTTTGCAAAGTCATATAAGTTGCTATAGCAAAATATAGTGCTTGTTTATTTCTATCAATAAATTTTAAATTGTTATCTCTTGCAACAATATATTTTTCTTTACCTCTAGCAGTTTTCTTACTATCTATTTCTGCCTGTATAAAGTTCTCATAATAATCTCTAAATCTATCTTGTAGTGTTCTAACACTACCCATACCACCTTTACTATCTCTAATAACAGAATTAAAAAATGTCTTTAATCTAAAACCAACTGACAACTGGTCATTACTATCAAACAGATTTAATAAAGGTCCTGCCTTTTGTAAACTACCTTCTGCCATTCTTAATTGTGCATTAAACTTAGCAACTTCTGCTCTACTCATTGTTGCACTACCACTTGTATCTTTGTATTGTGCTGACGGAACAAACACACTAGCAGAATTGATACCTCTTACATAACCGAAACTTGCATTTAAACTATCCATTGCATTACCATTATATTGAGTATGAAATACAATACCTAGTCTTGCTCTTGCAACTTTTCTACCAGCGCTACTATCAACTGGTAAAGCATATGTAATTGTGTTAGGTGTAAAAGAAATCATAGATTGACCATCTATACTTACTACTTTTTTGTCATCACTAGTAAATAATAAATCGCCTTGTAAGATACCTCTTATACCTAACTTTTTTAATTCTCTTAAACAGACTTGAAGTTTAGACGCAACAGGACCACTATGGTTTCTGTTTATGTCTGAAACGGTATAATTGATTTTGGGAGTTCTATTGAATACAGATTTTGTGCCAACAAAGAATTTGTTGTTTTCAGGATTGATACCACAAACTATGGCAGGTGCACCGTCCCATTTAACGGTTACATTTACTTTCTTGCTTGAATTACCTACAAGCATTTTTTGTAAAGACTTTAAAAATGCAACTGCATTTCTGCCACCTTTAGCGCCGTCATTTATAATACTATCTTCTAAATGCTCTAGGTGTGTATTCGTACCCGAGCTTGAATATCCTTTAAAACTAAACATTTTTGTCCTTCATTTTTTCCATATACAAATAAACTATCCATCAATATAATACTCACTTCGTCTCTTATATTTATAAGACTATGACACTTTTACAAAGAAACTAGATAAATCAGTATTACTACTTGCATATCTGATTATATCAGTAGCAATAGCGTTTCTTTGAGCACCTGTGCCAGACATAAAAGTGTCTAAAAATAGTAGACACATATTCTTTGAGAAGATAAAACCACCTTTAAGTTCTAAACATTTTGCAATAAATGTTTTTACATCAACAGGATTCTTTGCATATTTTTTATATAAAACATACATATCGTTTAACTTCACTTGATTACTAGGTGTTTCTCTCCAACCTTTACCTTTAAAACCACCACCTATACTTCGTCTCATATGTTTCTCACAATAGAAGTTTAGATTACCACCACCAATCTTACCACCAGCAGCAGCTATACCTTTAATTTCTCCTTGCCAACTTGAAGTAGAATTAAATGCTCTAAATTGTACTTCACCTGTACCTATTTTAAAATACATATCAACACTAGAAAAGAAGTCATTGTTTCTTCCAAAAGTAAAACCTTTAAAGGTATGTGTTATTTCTTTTGTTCTAGTAGGTTGATTAAATTCTTTTAGTGTAACCGTATTACCTAATTTCTTTAGTGAGATACCTAATAAAAATGTTTTAGGACTTCTCATACGACCTGCTTTATTTAATACTGCTTGATTAATAACAGACCAATCTTCTGTAAATTCTTTTAATGGATCACTCGCAGGACTCATTGTTGTCATCCATATATCACCAGGATTCCATTTATCATCTGAAAACGAACCTGGTGCCTGTGGCATTTTACCATCTTTTTGTGCTTGTGCTTTATCCATTCTCGCAACTTCTTTTTTGGCTGCATATACTTTTGCCATAAAAGGACTACCTCTATGAAAGTATACTGCACCTTGCACTTTGTTTTTATATTTTAGATATACTGCATTTGCACTTTTAATAAATGTATCAGATTGTAACCAATCTTCAGGACATCTATCTTTAAATGCTTTGTATCCTACGGTTGCTTGTACATACCTTGAAGCCTTTTCCATATTCTTATCTGTAATATCAGCAGAAGTAATAGGTCCTCTTTTAACATTAAAGGCAAGTGAACAATAATAACATTGACCACTCTCGGTAACTGCGGTCACAGCTGCACCACCACCAGAACCACCACCTCCTCCGAAGAGTGGCGATTTATATATCTTCGTAATAGGAATAACTTCTGTTTTATTTCCTGTATCTGATTTACAAACGATTGAGAAAGGATAGGTATTAGGTTTACCTTCTATTGATATACCTGTAAGTTTACGACCAGAAGAAGTCCTACCTTCTACAAATCGTTCCTTATTCTTTATCATAAGTTCACATATAGCAAATCTAGTCTTGCCTGCGTACTTACCATTCTTTGAGACATACGCTTTGCCGTCTCTAATAAAATCGTTTTTTCCTAATGTTGCCATTTAATTCTCCCAAGATATACTGACAATATTTATTAATCTTTGTAAGAACAAAGAAAGTGAGGAATACCACCATTGACTTCCCAAACTCTATGTTTGTTTTGAAATCTAACAAGTGCTCTTGCGTCTTTTTCAAAGAAGTAATCTTTGATAATAGTACCAGTAGGTTTTTCTATAACCCTCCAGTATATCTTACCTCTCTTCTTTACCATAGATTTAGTGTAGTGTAGTTTTTCACCTTTCTCTAATGGTCTTGTTCCTTCTTGTCTTGTTTTGTTTATTGCTTTTTTACGAGGCATAAATTTAAACTTTGAAGTCAGAAAACTTATCGTATGGGTCAACTTCAACTTCTTTCTCCTGATTGGCGTCTACTATGTTTTGTGCTTTTTGTTCTACATCATACAATCTCATTTTACTTCTATCAACGCCGATTATAAAAGAACGATTGATTGCAGGATCACTATATCTGTTTTTAAGTTGTTTAACTTTCATTTGATTTAATTGGTCTAGTTCTTCACTAGTCATTAATGCAAACATAAAATCAGCAGTAGCAGGTAGACCAAAACTTTCAGAAGTATCTTCTAATCCAATATCAGTAGATACGAAACCACTTCTTGTTGTTTGTGTTGCTGTGAATATAGGTAATTTAAATTCAACAGCAAGACCTCGTAATTCTTCTGCGATTGCTTTGATATAAAAATAAGATGATATATTACCACCTTTAAATCTACTAGAGGCACATATATTTAAATAGTCAATGAACAATACATCTGGTTTAAAACTTTTCTTTAATGCAAGTTCATTTAATAATGCTTTGAAATGTCCACTATGAGCAGACGCTGTAGGATATTCTTTAATAATTAATTTACCAGGCGACTTACTTTTTAATCTTTCAACTCTATCATCAAACATTGTTTTAGGTAAAGCGTGTAAATCATCTGTACTAACATCTAATAAGTTAGCGTCTATTCTTTCAGCAATTCTTTCTTCTGCCATTTCTAAAGTAATGTATAAAACATTTTTACCTTCAAGTATACTAGAGGCAGCCAGGTGGCACATAAACAAAGATTTACCAACACCTGTACCTGCAAGACAAACATTTAAAGTCTTTTGAGGAACGCCGCCTTTAGTTATCTTATTAAAATATTGTAAGTCAAAAGGTAATCTTAATTCAGTTCTATGGTACCAATCAAATCTATCATCTGCGTCATCAATGTAATCGTGCCCAATATGATTATCAAAAGACACAGCAAGAGCTTCAGATAAAATTGAAGGAATGGCCTCTGGAGTTCTTTTCTTGTCTTTTCCATCCAGGATTTTAATGCCGTTAAGTACTGCATTGTTTACCGCCTTGTCTTTACAAAACTTCTCTGTAGTATCAAACAACCATTCTAAATCTGCTTCTACAGGATTAAGTCCTGCGATTGTTGTTTTTATAGCCTTAAATTCTTCCTCGTTAATGTCTTTACGATTATTTAATTCTATAGTCAAGGTCTCTTTTGTAGGAAGATTATTATATTTATTAACGAAATCATAAATTTGA